CCAGCGGATTCCTGACAGCAATATAGCCGTCGGGCGTGTTATGCTGCAAAACGATTTCGCTTTGATACTCAAAAGCGGTTACCAGGGCGCCGGCTGAGGCAAAAGCAGTATTAAGGGAGCGCACAACGCCCTTGATGCGATTCTCGCTTGAAGTGGGATATGGCGACGAGTTCAGACCAGAGACGGCCACGGAATACACCGCCAGGCCATCGGAATAATCCACGACAAGGCCGGATGCCGCAGCAGTAAGGCCTGCCGGATTAGCGCCTTTTGTGATTATCGTCGCATGGTTTATTCCGCCGAGCTTTATGCGCGGCTGACCACCTAGCGGCTGCAGCGGCACGGCAGCAAGGCTTGCCGCGTTAACGGATCCCTGGCCGCCCAGGTAGATGAGCTCGTCTGCAGATATGCCATTGGTGTGAGCGGTATCAAGATGGCGATTTACACGGTTGATGAAATTCGTGTCGATTTCATCAAGTGCGCCGCCAACGCTTGTTGCGGTAAGCGACGAGTCCGGCCCGGGAGCATATGAGATTGAGTCGGCATCGTGAGCGCCAGAGGTGTCGTTAATGTGATTGGTTAGCCCCTGCTGAACAGCGGCTAGAGCCGACTGAACGTTTAATCCGCCTGCAACTGCAGGCGAGACTACGACATCTTCTGCGAAATGCTGATCATCTGTGCCCGCTATGTGGCTCGCAAGCTTTGCAATCTGGGTTGCAGCAGAATCCTGGAGGGCGTCTATATCTATGGCCGAGCTCGTGATTTGATCCTGCAGGACGGCTGTGCCAACGTCCAGATCTAGCTTGCTCTCTTCGATTGCGGCAGACGCACTAACGTGCGCATTTGTTATAGGCGAGCCAATAAGCCAAGAGGCGCTTATAGCTGCGGCATCAAGGGTGCCGTCCGGGTTTATGCTAACCGCCAGGCGATCTGCAAGACTGCCTGTCGTGCCCTGGACATCCGTGCCAAGAGTTCGCTGAATTGCGACAATAGCGTCCTTATGAGCATTAATCGCCGCGGCCCCAATCTCTGTAGAACCGTCTATAACGCTCGGCAGCTCAACGTCTGTATCTAATTCAGTTGGAAACTTAGACATTATTCACTCAGTTGGTAAGGTAGAAGATTAAGTTGCCAGTCACCAGGAAGCGGCCGAGGAATTCGTCTGCAGGTGTTGCTATGCCAATTCCTATTCCAATATTGGTCGAAAGGAAAGGGCGAAGAAAGTTATACTGGAAACCTAGTCCCAGCAGGCTACTAGGCAGCTTATTTGGAAAATCATCAACCTCTATCGAGACAAAAGGGCCCGCGCCTATATTGACATAGTCAAGGTAATTGCCAAGGTTTACCAGCTCCACTCCTAGGCCGGGATTGAGAGAGGTGTCAAAGAGAACAAATGCCCGGGGGTTGAATATGTCCAGTACACTGGAGTTCTTCTCTGGGCGGGAATACTGGTATATGTTATTCTCAATCTCCAGGCGCTCACCCACTTCTACGGAGACAGTGCCATCAGGATTTTTCTTTTCCAGTAGCTCTTGAGCAACAACCTGGCGAGCCTTGATCGCACCCGTCTCGTCCTCTAGCACATACCCGGTGACCCTGATCTTGAGCCTGTAGGTGAAGCTCTCATTGCCGCTAACGCGGATATCTGGGTCTACAAGCTTAAAGCGCCCAGTGGGATCTGCCCAGTTATACTTGGTAGTTGTGCCAGTCGTTGTCGCCGTCTGGGTGCCGCCAGGTATCTCTCGGTCGACCACTATAACACCGCTGTCCCGGCTTACTGGCTTTGTTTTTACCTTTGTGCGCAAATCGCGCAACTCGGCGCCCACCGACTCGATATCTTTCTCGTACTGAGAAATTATAGTATCCCTCGAAACAAGACTGGACTCTGCTAGCCCAAGCTTCTCATTGGCCTTCTGAATTTCATCTTTTTGACCAATAATCTGGGCTTGCTGGGCCGCCATTGCGGATGTCGCGGCCTCTAGCTTTTGGTGCAGACTTACCAGCACGCCTACCAATACTGAAACACAAAGGAAAAGGCCCAGCGCAAGGGCATGCGGTAAATACTTTCTCATGCCATATAGTGGCAAAATCCGTATATTTTCCGCAGCTTATCGCAGCAAACCGGCACTCTTGGCAATGCGCAGGGCGGCTGCTAGCTTGTTTGAGGTAGCCGCAAGCTCGGCTTGTGCATCGGCAAGTCCGGCAGAATAAAGGGTATCTGCCACAGCTGCGACAACCTGCTTCTCGGTTACTAGCTTAGAGGCTAGATCGCTTGTAAGCTCATCAACAGAGGCATAAGTCGTAATGCTGTGACCATCATTTAGACGCACGCCTGGTACGGCTGCCTTGCTACCCGTGTAAGCGGGCTCCGCGGCCTTCTGAACTTCTGCGGGCAACTGCTCAGCAAAAGAAAGCAGGCGCAGAGTTAGTTCATCAACCGCCTTGGCAGCCTGCGCATTGCCGCGCGCCTCTATGTTAGTAGCAAGACCGGCCAGATCAGCAGCAATCTTTTGAAAATTCATATTCGCCTCAGCTTTTTTATCTGACTTCTTCATGTAGTCAAACTTAACCATATGCGGCTTCTTGTCTTTGCGCTTTTTTGAGCGCTCCGTGCGGCGCTTTTTGTCTGTCTCGGACTTTTTCTCTGAGGCAGATAGTTTGGCGGCCTCGGAAGCCGGCCTGCAGCGGGGCTTGCCGCCTTTTGACGAGTCGGACCTGCCGCATGGCGGGTGCTTGCCCGACTTATCTTTCCTGGAGATATCCACCCACTTCTCTTTTTTGTGCCAGTAACCAAGACCCCCAAGCGGCTTGGCAACTTTGATGTTTGACTCGGGCTGTTCACCGGATTCAAGCATGTCATAGAGCTTGTCTACAGCTTCGTGATGAGCTACCCCGAAGAAATCGGCAATAAGCTGCGCCTCTTCGTCTAGCGAGGCCGGAACAGACTCCTCTTGGGGATCGGCATCGTGTTTGTCGCCCTCCATTTCGAGAAGCTTTGAGTAATACTGCGGATCCTCTCGGAGGTGATCTAGCGCGATAAGGGCGGTATCCGAGGGATCTCCGCTCGTAAGAAAGCGGTGCTCTAGCTCGACATTGAGGCCCTTTAGGAATTCGTCTGGAGTGGTGTCTAGCTCTTCAAAATCGATGCCCATACGCTCCGCGAGCAGCTGCGCCTCGTCCGCGCTGAATGGCGGCATTATATCCGATTCCTTGACATCAAGCTTTATGCTCATAGCCCTTTTCTTCATTTTTTCCGTTGGCTTTCGCCACTTGCCGCCCATCTTGTTATAGCGTTTTACTGCTGCAGAATTGCTATAGGCAGATGGGTGAACGTCATAGGTGCGCTTAGCCCATGCCTGGCAAGATGCCCATAGTTTTTTATTTATGGCCACCATGGACTTGGGGCGCTTTTGGAAAATAGTCTTTTTTGCCATATTAAATCCGTATGCCTATTTCTTCGTTTTTAGATTTGCACTTGTCATTACACTGCTAAGTAAGCCAGAAACCAATAGATCAGTAAATTTTTATCTCGTCGATTCACTCGCAAAAAAACAATATAACTGGAGAGCAGGAAACAGTATTACTTGCATCTTTAATAATCCCGATGTGTCGAGATACGGTAGTCAGAGCCCTGACGGATGATCTGCCTATTATTCATCTAGTGATAACTAATTCTGGTTGCCGGTAGAAAATCAAAATCATAGCGCGCCACCAGGCAAATACTGCTATCAGGCGGGGAATACGGCCTGTCGCGATGGGACGGGGGCATTCACGTTCTCGACCACCGCGCTGACCTGCGCGTGTGCGAACATCTGTGCATTTCCAGCGGACGCGGCGTTGTTAGTCAGCTCGATCTCGGGCTTGACGGCATCGTACGTGGGGCGACGTACCGAAATGCGTGTGTTTCCTGCGGAAGTAAGAGGGCCAGCAATAATATTGCCGAGAACACGGCCGGGCGCAAAAACATTACGCAGGATCTTGCTCGCGAAGTCCATGACATAAACACCCAGAGGCTGTCCAGTTACCGGCCTAATTGCTAATTCAATGGCGAGCTCCATCTCAAATGCGGTAGGAAAAAGCGTATGCGGATTTGATGGACCGACAGAGACCGTGACGGTACCATTAGGGACTGTGTTGGCCGGTGAGGCGCCAGTTCCCCCGCCCAACGCTGACTCATTGTTGACAAAAACGGTTCGCACGCCGTTACCCTGGTGCGAGACTTCAAATCCACCCCAAATACCGTCGTACTCAGGCCCGCCTGTGTTATCAAACACGCCAAGCTTGGGTCGGAGAAACCCCACGTAGACATAGTCGTCAACGGCGTACCCGACGTCAGCGGTTGCTGGTCGCCCGGAAGCGTCAGGAGCTGTGGCTGAAAACTTGAAGTCTCCGTCGTAATTAACAAAAGCGTACACATTGGCGGGAAAAGTCGGAGGTGCTACTCCGCCGATGTAGTTCGCAGCCAGGTTGAGGTTGGTTGCCGCGGTATCTGCGGCACGCGTACTGGCATATCCAATCGCAGATACGCCACTTCCTGCTTTCAAGGTTGCTGCTGGAGCATAATCATCGCCCCCGACGTTGATCGTTGATGGCAACAATTGAAGACCATAGTAAACGCGAGACGCGCCTTCAGCTGTCCCAGACGGGCGCCCTTTTATGTGCTGCAGGTGGCTGATGTCGGTCCGACCCAACTGCCCCCCGTCGGCGGATATTATCCCATTTGTCGACAGTGTGAGCTGATCAATACTGATTCCGGAAACGGAACCGCTGACACCACTGGCGGTAAACAATTTACGCCAGTTACCTGCCGGGATCGGTGGCGCGGCAGCGACATTCAAGCGGTATAGCGAGTTGTCAGTCGACAGCATGACAACCATGTCGACCTTCTGGTTCGCCAGCGGGATGGTTGTCAGACTCGATACTACGCGGAAACCGCCGACCAGGCGGCTGTCATCTCCCATCTCCACCCACACACCACCTTCGCGCACGAAGTGGCGGTCGACATCCTGGGCGTAGACAACCATGCCTTCCTTGAGCTTGGCTGCGGGGATGGCGTTACGTGCGGCTACTGAGGCGACGGTCTGCAATCCGCCGACCAAGCGATTGTCATCACCTAGTTCCAGCCAGTTCACGTTGGCTGTGCCGCCTTCGAGAACGAAGTGCCTGTCGTCTGCTTGACTGTAGACGATCATGCCCTCTTTGCGCTTTGCCACGGGAATGGCGTCACGAGCGGTAGTATCTGCCACCGTCTGCAATCCACCTACGAGGCGATTATCATCGCCAAATTCTTTCCAGTTAGGATTGGTCAGGCCGCCCTCAAGCACAAAATACCTATCATCGGCCTGGCTATAGGCGAGCATACCTTCTTTGCGGCGGCCGCTAGGTATGGCATCGCGAGCAGTGGTGTCGGCAACAGTTTGTAGACCGCCAACTATCTCGGTATCAGCCAACAACGACCAGTCGAGACTTCCACTGCCGTCATTCTTAAGTACACTGCTGGCAACTCCCTGGGATGCAGGAAAGGTGTACGGCACGTCATTTATCCTGGTTATGTCGCCGCTAGAGTCAACTCGGAATTCACTAGACGAGCCAACCGAAAATTGCGAAACAGGGAGGCTGGTTCCAATACCAAAATTGCCGGCACTGGTAAGAGTCATCGCCTGCGTCGCAGCTGAGTTGACGTACCACGTATGCCCCGCACCGTTGCGATTAACCCACTCGTAATTTACCCCAGCGCCGGGGCGGGCATTGAACTGGTTCGATGAGTGCGTGATGCCCCCGCCAGAGATATGCAGTCGCGCCAAGTCAGGGTTTGCTGTCGAATTGACGAGCAGGTCGCCGCCGGCAGTAATCCTCATTTTCTCAGCATTGTTTGTGTAGAATGAAAAGTCAGCATTATTTGCGCCGACCAGACGATTATCTACATTGTTTAGCAGTGACATGATCACTGTTCCGGTGCTATTTAGCACGTCCAGCTTGCCAATTCCATTGCCGCTCGACATCCGAAAGCCGCCCTGAGTGCCCTTCATCGTAGCGTATGGCAACCCCGCGCCTGCAGTACTCTCGAGCAATAAGTTACCGCCAGATACGTGCAGCCGCTCGCTTGGTGTGAGAGTTCCTATGCCAACGTCACCGGTATCTACCAGCAAGTCCCCGCCAGATACGTGCAGTCGGCCCGCAGGCGAGGTCGTGCCCAGGCCAATGTCGCCTGCAGAGGTAACCCTGACGCGTTCAGTTCCATCAGTTCCCAGGACAAGGTAGCCTGCGTTCGGGTTCATCAGGCTTATGTTTGCAGAGTCAGATACGGTAGCGCTTCCAATATAGAACGTATCAGTTCCGGCGTTGCGTAGCGTTACTCCGCCGATTCGCGTGGTGCCATTTCCATCAAGAGTAAGGCTATAGTCCGAGGCTGGCGTAAGCGTACCGATCCCTACATTTGCGGCAAGATCGATCCCATAGTTAGCGCCGGCGCCGCCGTCGACAACGGCAAAATTCACAGAAGGGGCAAGCACGCGCTCCTGGGATATGAAGCCATCTGTCGAAAGAACCAAAAATGTCGAGTTAGCATAATCTGATATTGCAGTCTCCGCAGCTCCGAGGCGCGCGCCTACCGAGGTAAAGGTACCGCTAGGATTCGCACCTAGCTCGGTCTCAACAGCAACTACCGCATCACGCAAGCGGTTTACGTCCTCGCCTACCATTGGTGAGACGCCGTTAGTTACATACGGAAGAGAGCTGGTGTTATCTACGCCATTTGGATATTGAGTTGCCATTTCGACCTCAAAGAATATTAACTGTGAACTTATAGATCTCTTCCGTTGGATTGAGTCTCTTTAGAGTTAGGTGCTGTGATCCATCTTTGCCGAGTGCAATTCGATTGCGCCGTACGGTTAAGACCTCGTAACGGAATTCCTCTCGAACCGCCCCTGTTTCGTAATCGAACGCATATCTTATGAGAATGTCGCGGTCGCGTATGGTTGGCACAGCCGTAGTCCAGCCGGTTAGGTCTGTCTTCTCAGTAGAGAAACCTCGGGAATCAACTAGGTCGAGCTCGTCCTGATACGGCCCTATCCTCAGATTAATGAAGCCGTTTGGATTCTCTTCGGCAGGGCGCAGAAGGCGAGTATTTATATAGCGCTGATATCCGCCTTCAAAGGAGGTGCCGTAGCAGAGCGAGCAACGTGCCTCTGGATGCTCTGTCCTGTGTGAAATGCGTGGACAAACCTTGCCTGTCCATTTTCTGCGCAGCAGAACAAACGGCTCACCAGTGATCCCCAGTAGCATTTCTTGGCGCTGCAGATTGCCCTCATAAACATCAATACCACCTGCTTGTCCCAGCATGGAATTGCCGTGATACGTACCGCTGCCATGAGGAGTTTTAGGCCCGCAGAAGTCACCGCTAAGAACTTGCGATTGATCACTTGATCGCAGACCGCAATAGTCAAACGGCTCGGCGCTCTCTGCGTCCTCATCTTGTATCGAATGATCTTCATTCTGAGGCGCTACTGGGAAATTCCTGTAGCCATCCGGATCCTGTAAATAGCCGAATCCCCAATATCCATCGCCAGGCTCAAGAGGCAGTGCTGCCAGGCCATATCCGTCCCATGATGTATTCAGGCGCCAGAAATAATCGGTAGCATCATCTACGCCACGAAACATCTCTACTGCCGAACCTGCTGGCAGGTCCTCGGTCCATGCCAAGGCAAAAACATCACGAGCAGATATCGTAAATGAAGTAGCAGTCAGAGAGCTGTACTTCATTATCTCGTGACCAATGCGCAGCAGTCCTGAGGAGGGGAAACCTGCGGTAGCAGTTACCTGCACAGGGCCGAGAGCGCCTTGGATAAAATTGTCTAGCAACTCAGTTGGCTCTGGCATTTGGAACAGTCCAGGCGAAGGCTCTGCCATACCAGAGGTGGTGAAATCGGCGAGAAAATATGCTGCGCGAACACCGTAGTAAAAGCCCTCCTTGGGAGTGATGCCGGTGAGCGTTGCCTCGTTAGCAGTCGTAATGAACAGAGGGCGGTCGTAGATGCTTTTCAGATTATTTGACTTATATACCTGGTAGTAAGTGGTGCTGAAACCAGCAGGAACTGTTGCATAATCCCACCGCAAACCAACTGTGCTGCCGTCTCCAAAATCAATCGCCTGCTCTAGCCCTATCTTTCGCGGGTCAAACCACTGAGGCCTTCTTAGGCCACACGAAGGTATACTTATAAGCTCGGCGGATGCAGCCTCTATGCCAACCCAAAGGGTAACTTCGTCCGTGGCTAAATGCGGCACCGCCGTCGATCCAAACAAACCCCGCGCAACCACGGTGCCGCTGCCGCCAGCAAGCGACGCGTACTGTATGATCTCCCCTCCGATTACAATATAACCATCATCAGGATAGCCGCTGCCATCTGACAGAGAAAACGTGGTGTCGCCTAGACCGAAGTCCGCCGCAAGTGCTGTTGCATCTGGGAAAGCATAGAGGCCGGGTACAACTTCTGAAAGGCCTGGGGAATCCAGCAGGCCCGCGCCATTTGTAGCAGTAACTTTGAAATGCCAATCTCCTCCAGCAAAAGCAGCAGGAATTAGAACGGGTACATCCGGAGATATAAACGTCGGCGTGGTAGGAACGGCAAGTTCTCCCGCATAAACAAGATAAACTACCTGCAGAGACGAGTTACTGGGAATAGCCTCGGTAACCTGCAGCAGCACGCTGCCATCAGCAATGTTTTGCTTTGCTGATCGCAGACCTGGTCTTCTAGGGTCTAGCCATGCCGGTGCAGTTGGGGTCATTTTTCCTCAGATATAGCTTCGTCAGCCTATATCTGACAAATTATTAGGTTTCCAGGAGCAGCGCAGTGCGCTTTTTATCTCGCTCCTTGCCATTTACTTCGTGAAAATCCAGCAGATCGTCAACGTACTGTTCTGCTTCGTCATCCCCGTAGAATTCACGCATGAAGTGCGCCTGGTACATAAAGGCCTCTAACTCCGAGGGCATGTCTAGATAGTCGGTGCCGGGAGGAGGGATCATGTCATAAGGATCGTCGCACACCTGCTGCAGCCAGTGACAAAGCTCATGGACTATGTAGTGCATTTCCTTGGAGAAGTCGCCGTCCTCTAGGAATTTCTTGTTGATAAATATGACCTTGTCTTTGGTCTTGGCGCTAACTGGAATATCTGCAAAGCGAATATCGACATCGTGGAGGCGTTCTAGTGGAACGCTGTACCTGCCGAACATACCTTTGACGGCTTCGGAGTCAGCCAAGAAGTCGAGTATTTTCTTCAGCAGAGAGCTGACTGCATTACTCTGTGCGCGTCGCAAGAACAGCTTCATCATTCCTCTTTCTAATGTGATCTTTTATTTTCTGCAGATCTTCTGCCAGGCAGCAAGATTCCCCTACCTCTTGGTCCCCTGAGACTTCGAACTCACCCAGGGCTGCAATCTGCTCACGTAGCTTTGCCAACCTGTCTCTGCGCGACTTGCGCGGATTTTCGACTTCATTATCGGCCATAAACAATCCTCGCTTATCGCTTTCGGCCTAAGCCCAGGGCGATTTTCTCAAGAGCTAGTCTAACGGATTCTACCATGGCATTGTAATCTTCGGTCACCGACTTCAGGTCTTCGATGCGTTTATCAGCCATCTGGGTTATGACCTGGATGTGCGCAGAATGCAGGTCTGTTATCTTTGTAGTGGCTTCCCGCAGCTGCTCGCCGAGTTCATCTTCGGTTTCTGCCATGCGCTTGTCGTGCGCATCGCGCATGCCTTTGATCTCCTCGGCATGTGCTAGGCGCATTTGCTTTAGCTCTTCAGTGTGCGACTCGCGCACTGACTTGAGCTCTATGGCGTGTTCCCGTTGCGCAGCCTCTAGCGCAGTTTCCTGCGCCTCTTTTTTAGAGAAAAGCTTAAGTAGCAAGTAGCCTGCCAGAACCCAGCCGCCGGCCAGAATTCCGTTCTCTACAGAGAGCAAGCTTGTTACTATTGCACTAGGATCCAGGCTCATTAGGTACAAACTCCAACGCCAGTTATGCTACCGCTACCTGCGACCACTATCTTCTTTACTAAAATATTAATAAACTGATGAGTGCCAACGGCCAGGTCCAAAGGGCTCGCCCCTGCAAGCGCAGCGGAGCCGTCAAAGTCTACGGTAACGGTTGCTCCAGTCGGCACGTCAATGATAACATTAACGATTGGCCTCGTAAAAACCACAGTGTCCCCTGCAGATGCAGAGAAGTGCTGGTGGTTTAGGTCTCCTGTTTGTATAATTGCCATTTTTAACTCCTAGAACTGACCGGTATAACGAATATTGCGCAGGCGCCTAAATGTCGGATGAGCGACCGCAAGCTGGCCGGCACCCATGCCGAGCGGAGCAGGACGGTGATTTCGCTTTGCCTCTTTTAGCTTAGCTCGATACTCGGAATACAGGGCTGACATTATGTTTGATAGAGCAGAGCTTACGGATGCAGGCGTCACAGAGATACCGTCATCTGTTACAACCCATTCACGACCCACTTCGGCTGGGATAAGACTGGGTAGTGCTTTTAGGTATGCGCCTTCTACAATAAGATCCGAAAATATCGTATAGATCGATGGATCTGCAGTCGTATAGGACGTAAAGGTCGGCGTCGCATTAAACTCGCTGAGAGCAAGCCATATGAACGATTCCATGTCATCTATAGATAGGATGTCGCAGCGTGAGCCATCCGGCTTGCGCTGGGTATTCCTGAGGCGGAAGCGTAGCTTTTGCATCAAGATGTTGATGCCGTAGATCTCCTGCTGCGTAAAGTTGATCCTGGGTACATCCCCGATCTTCATTTCGGGGGTAGTCACAGTGTCGCCTGTAGCCGTGATCGTACCCTGGCTAAGCACATTGAAGTCAAAATTTGCTATGTTCGCAAAGCCGTCCAAGGTGGCTGACCAAGTGTCGCGCCACACACCATCGACATAACCATCTGGAACAGTATACTGCAGCCTGTAGCGCCCCTCGGCTAGGCGGCGAACGCCATAACTAGACGCAGGATGGACGATTAAACCATCACTATTGGCAATCTCTATCTGTGGAAACTGGTCGGTATCGCGAGCCAGGCCGGCAGAGTCGCGAAACTGGACCTCCAGCCGAATCACTCCGCCCGGAGGGATGGCTGCTCTCTTGTAAAAGATTTGGCTCAAGACGTCACCAGTTATTCAATTAGCTAGCTAACCTATGCTCGTCAAATAATAGTGAATTATTCCAGTGGGTCATCAAACCCGTCGAAGTCCACGGAATTGATTAATTTTTCAGTGTTTTTCGCGATCTCCTGCTCGGGAGCAGTGAGGACCTTGTCTCCAAAGTCTTGCTGCAGCCTGTCAATAAAATTTGAAGAGCTCTCTTTGGAGAGAGGAGCAAGCAACTGCCTGCGCGAAATCGGGCGGCGCGACTCGGTAAACCTGGCAGCAGGAGGAGTACTCTTGTTATTGGAATCAGTTAAAATAAGCAAGCCTGAAGACAGGACCTCTTTTAGATTGCCGCGCTCAGCAGAAAGCAGCAGGCGGGCCTCTGTCATATGCTTGCTGTAGGCAAACACATCAACGGTCTCGCCTGGCTTTACTTTGAGGTCAAGGTCCTTGACGTAAACAGGCTTTGGGGCTGGGTTATAAAGAAATACGGGCTTGTTCAGCCGCGGTGCATTGGTGGTCATCTTACTCAGGATCTTCCTGGAGGCTGTATTCGGGAATAGAGCCATCAGGCAAGCTGACGATGCGAATCTTGATAGCCATCTTGCCACGATGGTTTTCCCCGAGTTCAAACTCCACACGAGTACCCGGAGAAACCGTCTTATAGCCCGGCATTAGCAGGTACTTGTAGTAAAAGAATATATCGGTCGGACTCGGCCCATCGGTTCTGATGAAGCCAAAGCTACCCTGCCTATCCTTGAACTTGACAACTTCTCCGGTGTACTTCATTACTCACCCAGTCTTAATCGACTCAACTTCAACCAAGCTCTGGTGAGGCGGAGGTCGCAGCGCTGCCGCCAGAGGTCTCTTCATGGTGGGCCTGGAGTTCGGTTGCTAGGTCAACCATTGCCTTGACCTGGTGCGAAAGGCCAACGAAGCGCTGCTCCAGCTTCTGATGCTCTTCGCGCAGTCGCTGCAGTGCGGCAGAAGCCTCATCAAGCTGCTGCTTGCCGTTTACCAAGCGCGCTGCAACGCTGTTCTCGGCCACGTCCCGATCAGCACGCTCAAGAAATCGCTCAACTAGTTTTTTGGTATTGTCTTCCATTTTTCTTCCTCTCTCTTTCTATTCGACGTCACTGAGTTAACATGAAGGGGTAGCTATCCCAGTGACGGTTTGCAATTACACCTTTGTTATTGCTATTTTATCATGCCTCGCTGCGTTTTATCACCCAGCTCGGTCACCTGATTTCGACCTTGCCATCGGCCATGAATACAATGCCTTCGCGTATGGTGTGGGCTTCGCCGCTCCTGTGCCAGAAAAATTTGCGGCCTGCGGAAGTCGCAAACCAGCCTTCGCAGATTATGGCAGATTTGTGTATCTGCTGATGGCAGCTTGCGCAAACCGTGACCAGGTTTTCATTTGAGTTGGTGCACCTGGGGTCACACCTGGGAATTATATGATGTACATGCAGGGCGGCTTTCTCTGCCATCCCGCAGATCTCACATTGTGAAGATTTTTTCTTCATTCTGCTCCAACCACTCGGCCGTAGCCCGATAGCCCTCTTCGATCATGAAATCTACTTCGGATTCATTTACATTGAAATTCAGTGGGCTGAAGCGCGTCGGAATGCATACCTTGTAGATGTGCTCCTGGTGCCTAAGCGCCCTCTCGCCATCTATAACTGACTCAAAAAGGGCAACAAGGTAATTCTTCAGCGCAGTTATACCTGTTACAATGCCAGAGTAAGGAGTAGTTTTAAAGGCCAGGACAGGGAGCCCATTGGAGAACACATCGGATGGCATATTTTTCATCCAGCCGCCATCCACATAGAGGTCGCCATCTATGATAACTGGCTCAAATATAAATGGCAGCGATATAGAAGCCCTTATAGCCTTTGCTGTGCTGAATCCTGGGTCCGAATTAGAGCTGAATATCCTGACCTTTCGAGCAGTTATATTTGAGGCAGTGATGTAGAGAGGGATCCTGGATTCTCCTAATGTTTTATGAAGATACTGGTTGAACTTATTCTCTATTTTGTTGCCGCGAACAAGACCCCACCTGCACAAGATAGAGCGCAGCGAAAAATCAAAAAGCTTGCTCTTGACGGGCAGGGTTGTCTTGACGAGACCAGCAATGTCGTTCTTAGGATCAAGGCCGGCGGAAATCGCAGCGGCAATTATGGCGCCACCCGATGTTCCACTTATCTCTGCTATCTCGATGCCTCTTTCTCTTAGGCATATTAGAGCGCCAACAAAGGCAGGGTAAAGTTGACCGGAGCCAGCAAGTGCCACGTTAACTCTCTTCATCCTACACACCTCTGGCAGGAATAGCGCTGCTAAGAACTACATCGCAATAGATATAAACCGCTAGCTGTAGCGGTTTTAATTCTTTTTTTACATTATGTACCAGTTCGCTCCGTTGGATACGACTGTCATCGACTCCCACTGAAGCAGCAGCGAAATAACGCTCTCGCCATCTAAAGTCTCGCCAGGCGCGGCGCGAACAAAAAGATCATTGTCGCCGGGAGAAATTCGCTTTATATTGAACAGCAGGCCGGCCTGACCGGCAGCAGACGGCAAATCAAGGAATAAAGGCTGTGCAGAGGCATCTCCGAATACAATTCTATCTGATAGCCTTATCTCGTAGTTAGTAGTCGTCGTCACGACGGCCAATCTGGATAGCGAGTCTACGTATTCCTTGGTCGCCGCGTCCTGGGGGCTGACTGGGCTTTGAAGATTTGTTATCAGGTAGCCATCAGCATTAACATTCCCTGACATCGGCCTGGAGCCATCAGTCATGAAGAAGCCGAGATCGTCAAACGACAGGTCATCTATGGCAGCAGACAGGGTGGAGTCTACATAATTTTTGGTAGCTGCATCTGCAAGTGCAGCGGGCTCTCGCAGACCTGTTACGGAATACCCATCCATCGGCAGGTTTGCACGCATCGGGCGGGAGCCATCTATTCTTAGAAAGGCCTGGTCATCGAGCGACACGCTGGCTAGAACGCTGGCAGCTGCATCATCGACGTACTGCTTATTGGCGATCTGCGTCGAAGCTATTGGAGATGGGAAGTTTATATTATTTATCTGATCCACTGAGATCAGCGAGGAGGTTATGAACTCGCCTACCCTAACCAGCATCTCATCATTCTTTAGTGCAGTAAGCTCTAGAAGTTCTTCGCTGTCATTGGGCTTAAGCTTTAGGGCAAACGGGTAAAATGTCATGCAGAAACCCCTGTTTCTTGATAGAAGCGTCGCGCAGCGCGAAGCGGACGAGCACAAACTTCTTGATTATTGAATCATTTAACTGCTTGTTACATCTAGTTGTTTGATAAAACAAAAACCGCCTGGGGTGCCAGGCGGTCTTCCATTTCAATGCGCAAATGAAAACCCCGGCCATAGGGCCGGGGTTTTTACTATCTGCGACAATAAATGTCTAAATCGATCATCAAGCTACCGTGAAGTCGTAGCTAGACGCCTGATTGACCTCAGACCTCTTGATCACCAGCATCGTTCTGTCAATCTTCGTTACAATGATCTTTTGTAGCTCGAAGACGTCTCCCGCGACCATGCCAGCCCTGAGGCCGCTCGTCTTTTGGATATCGAAGCTGCGGAAAGAGCTTACAAAGCGCTGAGTCCCTCCCTGCTTTTTGTAGACGAAGGAAACTCTGTGCCAATTTCCTTGGTCAGAGAACACTGGGTCTGATGAAACCTTGGATATCGAGGCAACCTGGCTCTTGTCCATCTCAAATACCACTACCTGGCTGCCAGCTGCCTGTGCACCCTGGACCAGTGCCTTATCCAGCGTCGAGTTACCGTTGTTGGTGCCGTTTGGAATAAAGAATCCAGAATTGCCGCGGCCTCCGGAGACCTTGTTAACGTTATTCTGGACAACTACTCCTGCGCCACGGGAACGCAGTGCAAAGTTTGACGCCAAGCTGTTTGGCGTACCTGCTCCGAACGTGCCATCGATAACGTTATTCTCGATTAGCCCACCAACGGTATCGATTGTCACCGCTGCGTTGAACATGGCCTTGGATCCAGTTGCAGAGACAACTGCACCAGTAGCGCCTTTGATCGAGTTGTTTCTAAACGTAGTATTCAGACACGCAGATACCGTGCTCGAGTTGCCGATCACGATCAGCTGGCGAGCGACGTTGGGAACAGTGTACTGAACAGATGTAAACGCACAGTCTAGTGTCGACCCTACTGACGCAGTCATGCTCTTATTAAGAGTAAGAACATTGCCCGAAACGCCTGACACCATCGTGCTCGCCGGCATGCCAGCAGCTGCCGCAATAGGAGATGACACTACGATACCGCGCGTGCTTGACACTCTGAGCGTCGTCGCCGTAAGGACTTCGCAGCCAGTCAGGGTGAAAGACGAGAATGCTGGAACATCCGCTGGCTCTGATCCGGTAAACGTCTTGCCTTCGAATGAGCAATTTTGTATCGTGCCGCCATTGGACGATAGATTTGACGAAGTCGAGATTGCAGAATCGCCAGCGGCAATAATCTTGCAGCCGTCGATCAGCCAATTCGCATGCGTTCCTGACGAGGGGCTCGTCATAACTACTGCTCCCGCCTCGTTATTTGGAGTACCGTCGAAACCTGTTATCGTCATGTCCTTGAGCTGCCAGCCAGTGGTCGCCACGTTCATGATCTGGACGGTAGCAGGAAGAATCGATCCCGTGAAATAACTTGGCATCGTTACAGTTACGCCAGTTCTGACAGGCTTAAAGGTAAGAGTGGTGTTCGCTCCAACCTGCGTCGTTGGAGAGCTAAGAGTGACAACTCGGGTCGTGCTGTTGTACGCAGAAACCGTGGCAGACACGCCTGTTCCTGTTACCCTCATCCCTACTACAACTGCTGTTACGCTCGGAAGAGTTATGGTGCTCACTCCGCTCGAGTATGAGCAGCCGGTCTTGGCTATGACGCCAGTCGACGCAGACGCGACAGACAGTCTGAACTGAGTAGCGCTTATTATTTCCGATACGCGGGAGTTGGCCGAGATGTTCGTGCCAGTTACAGTGCGACCTCTAATGAGAGATGACGTAGATGCGCATGTCACTACATCTTCTCCAGCGTAAAAGCTGCATCCCGAGACAGTGACTGCTGCGAGCTGACCCTGCAGAAAGGTCTGATCTTGTCCGGCACCCTTTAGGATGACCGACTTATTAACTTCAACATTGCCGGACCACGTGCCGGCTCCGATATCTATTGTGTCTCCATTTACTGCGTCATAAATCGCAGATTGGATAGTGGTATGAGTGCCTGAGCCATTGCTTCTAACATAATATGTAGTCATTCGAAACTCCTTTTTTTACCGATCTGGGTTGATCGTGGAAAAAATGCGGGTCGCCCGACAGCCAGGCGACCCGCATTACTAGCTAGCTATATCAGACGATTAGCCACTTGGTGCCATTCGAAACAAGCGTGACCGCTTCGTACTGCAGGAAGAGGTTCACTGAAGCACCGCCATCAATCTGCTCGCCGCTGGCGGCAGCGACGGTATCCGCATCATTTGGCGAGCCGACGGAGTTATCGATCTTCTTGACGATAATCTTCTTGCCGGAGTTACCAACCGCAGTCGGCAGAGTAACGACCGTGCTACCGGAGCCGTTGATGAGCACGAGGTCATCAGCGGCAGTGATCGCGCCGCTCGCAGCGACTTCGCGAACCGCCAGGAGACGGGTGGCGATATCACCAGCAATGCGAGCCGAAATCTCACTGTTCAGGTTGTTCGTGAGAGTGACATCGGCAGCAGCGCGGACCGAAGCTTCGGTACCGAGGCTAGTCGTGAGAGCGGCGTCACCGGCAATGCGAGCCGAGACTTCGCTGTCGATGTTGCCCTGGAGGACGACATCGGCAGCTGCGCGGACAGAGGCCTCTTGATCAACGTCGTTGGCGTTGCTATCAGCATAACCTTCCAGATCATCCAGGATAGCCTGGAGAGCTGCGTCGGCAGCTACACGGGCCGAGGTCTCGCCACCAAGGCTGGTGCTAAGGGCGGCATCGCCGGCAGCACGAGCGGATTCCTCGGTATCGATCTCGACCTGTAGGGCCGCATCAGCGGCAACGCGGGCAGAGGTCTCTCCACCAAGGCTGGTGCTGAGAGCGGCATCACCGGCAGCGCGAGCGGATTCCTCGGTATCGATCTCGACCTGCAGGGCCGCATCAGCGGCAACGCGGGCAGAGGTCTCAAGGCCGAGGCTGGTCGTGAGCGCGGCATCGCCAGCAGCACGAGCGGACTCTTCGGTATCAATCTCAACCTGGAGAGCGGCGTCAGCGGCAGCACGGGCCGAGATCTCGAGGCCGAGGGCTGAGCTTGCGCCAGTTGAGAGGTTATTGACTACGTCAAGGAGGTAGCCGTCCGCGTCCTGGAACGCGGAGACAATCTCGCTGAGCGAGTCGAGTGACTCAGGGGTAACGTTCGAGAGCAGGTTGTTGATCTGGCCCTGCAGGTTGCTGTCGCCAGCAATACGGGACGAGGCCTCGCTATCGACATTGCCCTGGAGTACGCCATCGGCAGCTGCGCGAGCCGAGGTCTCAAGGCCGAGGCTGGTCGCGAGAGCAGCATCGCCGGCAGCACGGGCAGACTCTTCAGTATCAATCTCAACCTGCATGGCCGCATCAGCGGCAATACGGGAAGAGTTCTCGCCGACAAGGGCGGTCGTGAGAACGGCGTCGTAGGCAGCGCGAGCCGAGGTCTCAAGGCCGAGGCTGGTCGTGAGAGCGGCATCGCCAGCGGCACGGGCAGACTCCTCGGTATCAATCTCAACCTGCATGGCCGCATCAGCGGCAATGCGGGCAGAGTTCTCGCCGACAAGGGCGGTCGTGAGAACTGCGTCATAGGCAGCGCGAGCCGAGGTCTCAAGGCCGAGGCTGGTCGTGAGAGCGGCATCGCCGGCAGCACGAGCGGACTCTTCGGTGTCGATCTCAACCTGCATGGCCGCATCGGCGGCAATACGGGCAGAGTTCTCGCCGACAAGGGCGGTCGCGAGAGCGGCATCGCCGGCAGCACGGGCAGACTCTTCAGTATCAATCTCAACCTGCAGGGCCGCATCAGCGGCAATACGGGCAGAGGTCTCATCGCCAAGGCTGGTCGCGAGAGCGGCATCGCCAGCGGCGCGGGCTGACTCTTCAGCATCGATCTCGATCTGGAGAGCGGCATCAGCGGCAACGCGGGCAGAAGTCTCGAGGCCGAGGGCTGAGCTTGCGCCGGTTGAGAGGTTATTGACTACGTCAAGGAGGTAACCATCGGCATCCTGGAATGCTGAGACGATCTCGCTGAGGGAGTCAAGTGACTCGGGGGTAACGTTCGAGAGCAGGCTGTTGATCTGGCCCTGCAGGTTGCTGTCGCCAGCAACGCGGGACGAGGCTTCGCTGTCAAGGTTCGTCTGTACAGCGGCATCGCCAGCAGCGCGGGACGAGGCTTCGCTGCCGAGGCTGGTCGTGAGAGCTGCATCGCCAGCAGCGCGGGATGAGACTTCGCTGCCGAGACTGGTGCTGAGAGCGGCATCGCCAGCAACGCGGGATGAGGCCTCTGACGTCAGATTGGCCTGAACGCCGGCGTCACCAGCAATGCGGGATGAAACCTCGGAAGCCATTTCGCCGTCGACGTAGCCCTTCGTGGCCGCGTCATTATTGTTTACGGGCGTGGCAAGACCGAGCTTGTCCTGGCCGATGAGCTCAGCTACGATCTCGGTGCCTTTGCGGCTGAGGACGTAACCGTCTGGAAGATTTGAGATATCAAGGAAGGTCTCGGTATCGCCGAGCCTGACCTTACGGGCATATGGTCTAAAAGTCATTGTGACTCCTGTATTAAAATCTTGCTTGCTTACCTATCTTGATTGACTTGCGATTTATATAGTATTATTAGCTGACGCCAAGCGCATCAGACTATGTACCAGTTGCCGTTCCAGCTCTGTATTGAAATAGAGTGCCACTCCACAATCAGACTCTTGGATGCATCGCCGTCAATCGATCCAGTTACCGGAACAAGCACCACCTTATTGGTGCTGCCGTCTACCTTTTTGAGATTGAACATATAACCATTCACGTCTGGCGTGGGAATTTCCACAATTCTTTGCCCAGCAGAGGCGTCAATTAGAATGGTAAAGTCGTTAACGAAATCGATCACAGTATCCTGATCAGTAAAGCGTATTGAGTTGGTAGATGTGGCAGGGTTAACCCAGGTCATCTTGCCAGAAACAAAACCAAGTAGCCCGCCGTTAAAACCTGTATTTGCGGTTTGTAGCTTGCTTGCGTTAAGGCCGCTGCCCTGGTAAATCGGATTCTGAAATTCTATAATCTCGATCTTGCGCTTTACCTTCCACTTTACGTAAAGATCGCCAGCCGGCATTTCCAAATCGCGCAAAATTCTATTGGTTACCTCTCTAGAGTCAGAGTGGTACTCTGCGGCCTTGTAGACGTCAATGATCTGGCCGGGGCGGATTGGGATGACATCTAGTACCAGCAGATCGCTGCGGCTGATATTCTTTACCAAGAATTTTGGTACAACCGGCTCTATCCTTGACATCAAGCTTCCTCCGGGCCTTGCGCGAACAGCCGAACAAACCCCGCGCGGGGCACTTATGCGGCCTACTACCTATTACTACTTTAATTGATTCATGCAAGGTTTTATGACAATCAGCACAAAAGAACATGGGGCGAAGATGAGCAAAACTATTATAAAGAACATTTATGCACTTGCCAACCAGCTGGATCAGGCCGGTCTATTCCGCGCTGCAGCTCACATGGATGCGGCAGCCGACCTGATAATCCTCGCCGAACAGGAAGTGAAGAAATCGATCCACGTCACATTCAAGCGGGAAAAGGGCATGGTTGTATGTGAGCTGACTGTCCACGAGATGGAGAACCCGAATGCAATGGGCCCTGCGATCAAGTTTGTTGGCCAAAACGTAAAAGCGGCTCGCAGTGCGGCCGCTAGCAAAATCGAAGAGCTCAAGAAAGAGCACAGTGCCGGCGTTGTCGAGTCGTTCGAGGGCGGACTAGAGCCCTGACCCCTTCTTGCGCATAGGGCAGATCATCAGCGGAACGCAATTGCGTTCCGCTCTCTTTAGAGAGAGGTCAAGAGTAGCCAGCGCCCCATAATTGCTGGCACCGCTTACGGCCCAGTCCATGAATTCGGCGCCACCAACATAGGGACTGGCTGCATTTATCTCAAATGAAATAAAGCCCGCAAGATTTCCTATTATAATGCACTCCTCGTCAAAATCGCGGTCGGCAATTGCGGCCACGCTAGAAGCGAGATCGATCAGGTTCGGCTCGTAAGCGCTATTCTTAAAAAAACACTGAAGAGCGTACACTACGACTTCTGCCCGATGCTCCACAGAGCCCCAACGCCAGGCAGCACTGGAATGTTTCATCGTGGATTCCTCGCATATCTAACAATGTCATATTCGTCAGTTGACCGTAATGTTTCCGTGGCATGAAACATGTGTTGAAAACAGGGGAAGCGCTTATCGCCGTCAACTTCTTGCTTGACGTGGGTAATCAACAGCTCATCACAATAGAATAGAAACTGCGCATACACCTCAGAACCACCACACAGGAAAACAAAACCCGAATCCGAGTGCGCCTCTGATAAGCTGCCGATCTCCATGGGTCCGGATGGCGATCTCGTCAGAATATATGTTTTTCTGCCAGGAAGGGGACGACCTATAGAGTCGTAGGTAGCGCGCCCCATGACGAGAGCGTGGCCCAAGGTCACAGACTTAAACCAGGCCAGGTCTTCTGGTAAATGCCACGGCAGGGAGTTGCCGCGACCAATTACGCTGTTCTCTGATACTGCGGCTATTCCAATCAGCTTGCTCATATCGCCATCTCAACCTTTGGTAAATCGGGATGGTGTGAGTATCCCACCATCTCTACGTCAGAGTACTGCAGAGCAAGCAAGTCATCTAGAGTAGACAGCTGCCTGTTTATGCGAAATTCTGGCAGCGGCAGCGGATCTCGAGTGACTTGGATCCTTGCGTTATCCAGCTGGTTTTTATACAGGTGTACGTCAGAGCCTTGGAACACAAGCCGCCCGGGACGATACCCGGCCAAGTTGGCAAGCGCATGTAGCAGGAAGCCATATCCTGCGATATTTGTCGGGTTTCCTAAATAGAAATCATTAGACCGCATCTGGAAAGACAGATTCAGTCTGCCTCCAGCGATCTGAACTGCCCAGCTTACATGGCAGGGCGGCAGAGCTGCCTCTGTCAAGACCTGCTGCGGATTCCAGTAACTAACGAAATGGCGGCGGCTGGATGGATTTGTTTTTATTCCAGAGACAATTGCGGCCAGCTGGTCGTAGCCGGAGCCAGCGTGGCTGCCATTGAAATTACGTAGCTGCCAGCTGTAATTCTTTCCTGCGTCACCTTCTAGCAGGTGAGCAAGTCCTTTTGCATCCAGGAATTCGCGAGTAGTGTTGCCCCTCCAGATATTTATTTTTTTCTGCTCAAGGATCTTTGAGTCTGTTTGTCCTCTGAGAAACCACATCATCTCTTCAAATGCAATGCGGAATGCAATGCGACGAGTGGTCAGAAGGGGGAAACCATCGTCCATATCGAATACCATTTGAGCACCAAAGATGCCCCTGGTTCCAATCCCTGTGCGATCATCTTCAATATCAAACCCTTCATCAAGAATCTGGCGCATTATTTTTAGATAGGAAGCTTCAGTCATCTGTCGACCTCTAGTTTCAGAGTTACCTCTCCGTGGTGCCTTATTGCATGGATAACGATGCCTGCGTTTCCGACAATAGCCTCCCATATCTCCTGGGTTCTGTCGTGCGACACCCTGGAAAACTCAAAGGTGCCCCATTCTGAGCAGCTTCCCGAGCCCGTATGACACAGAAAAAGGGTGGCGCTCATTTTGCCATTGGGCAGGAAACCGAGAATATCCACCTGGCGATTATTAAACCGATATGTGCCTGGGTGCACAATGGTATCGTACTCAGGTGGCTGTGCCAAGTATCCATCCGCAGGGCGCAATTCCGCTACGCAGCTCTTGCGAAACAACAAGTCAAATAAACCCACGCTTCACCTATGCGACCGTTCTGCAGGTTGCTGATCCAACACTTTGACGAAAAAAGTCATATATTGCACTTCAATCGGTCGATGCGCATGGTCAACAGTAGCAGACAGCACAATAAAAAAGAGGTCGCCCTGCGGCGACCCCTCTTTCAGAACCAGGCTAGATTCAGGACTTGCGGCCGACGGCGACGCCGCGGGCGTTGACGATGCCGATACCGATGGTCTCGAATACCGTCCAGCCGAGGCTGAGGCGATCCATCTTGTCGTTTGGCACGACTTCGACGTTCTGGCGGATTGGCATGACGCCGACCATGTCGGGCTCAGCGCAACCGAAGACGCTGCCGAAAGGAACAAGCTTGCTGACGATGATGTCGGCGGTGAAGAGCTTGGCGTAGAGGCCGGTCTGGAGGATCTCGCGGTGCGTGACGGGGTCGACTTCAGCAGCCGAGGTACCACCCTGTGACGTCCAGAGCAGGAGGTCCTGGAAGTCGCGGATGTTCATGAAGAACTTGCTGGTGAGCAGGTCCCACTGATCAACTTCTGACTTGATCTCAACCATGTCAGCGCGCGAGATGCGGGCGCCGAGAACCTGAGCGGTGTTCTCACCACCGAGGGCGGCGTCGCTGGCGAAGTCGAGGGCGGCGAAGAAGTTCGCGTCCTCAGTGGCAGCGATCTCCTGCTTGGCCTTTTGGACCGTACGCTCGATGACGTTAAAGCGGCGCTGACGGGCCTCGCGGATGCGGACGAGTGGGTGGCAGGCGATGTCGAACTCTGGAACGAATACACGGTCGCCACGGACGGGGCTCTCTGGAACGGCGCCGTTCGCCGAAATTACGAAAGCCGCAACGTCGATGTCGCGCTCATAGAGGGGGAGGACGCCGGTGGCGAGCTCGTCAACAACGAGGCCGCGGCGAGCAACGCCCGAGTAATCAAGGTTGCGGCGGATTGGGAGCGCCATGGCCTGAGCAAGAGCGACCTTGCCGCCCTGGTCGAGGATGGCTTGGCGAACGAGCTCGTCGCGCTGTGACTCGGTGGTCGAAGGACGGCCAGCGGCAACAGCGTTGGAGGGCATACCCTCCTCGAGGACCTTGGCGATGCGAACGAGACTCTTCAGCGCGTCGCGGGTGGTAAGACCACCGAGCTCGCCTGAATTATCAAAAAGATTTGACATTGTTTTCTCCGAAGTGAACTTAACTTACTCTTACTTGCACTTTGGGGACACGTAGTCACCAAAATTAATTACGCTAAACGCCTACAGAATTAATAGGATGCGTATGATAAGGGCTAGCAGAATTAATAGTGCGAAAAAAGAAAAGACCGCCGAAGCGGTCTTTTCAAGCAACTCCCGGGTCGCTATCAGGTCACAGGGCCTTGCCGGCGCCAGCTGAACCGAGGAACATGACCTTAACGCGATCAAACGTCTGGGTCGCGCCGGTCAGGTAGGCGGGGGTGGTGACGAGGCTCTGCGAGTGAGCGAACTCAACAAAGATCGCGCAGCCTGAGCTGGCAACCTTGTTCGCGCAGCCGTTGTGAGCAAGCTTGCCCTTGTCCACGCCGCTGCCGAAGCCGACAACAACGCCGGGGGTGAGGCCGCTGCTGGTCAGCACGCTGACAAAGTCGCTCGCCATCGAGTCGAGAGTGACCTCGTAGAGACCGGGCTTGTCCCAAAGGGTGACCTTGCCTGAAGCGGTAGCGGTGTGTGGGCCGAGTACGGCGCCAGCGCTGACAACGAGGCCGGTCTTGCCGCCGACGACAGTGCCGAGCATGGTGAAGTAGCCGGGACCAGTGCCCTCGTCCGCAAGAGCAACGAACTTCGCGCCGGACGTGGCGAGCTGCGCAACGGGGCGGGTGGCTGCCGCGTTGAGGTGGTAGCCGTCGAGAACGTCGGGGGCGGCGGTCTCGGTGCTGGTGTTGACGATGGGAGCGGTGCCGAGGGTCATGACCTCGCCACCCTTTAGGGCGGCGAGCTCGGTGTCGAGAGCATCAAAAATGCCAAGCGGCTGAATGCCGGGCTGAACAGGATATAGAGCCATTGTAATTACCTCACTTATTTAGTTTGGAGTGGCCAGACTGCGTCTTGACCCCTAAAACATCACTTATTACACCCTTTATTAGTTGTTGAGTGCAAAAATGTGATGCCACCTCTCTCGATAATCCCTCAGTTGCCTGCGAGTCTGTTTTGCCAGAGCTGCTCAAGATCATCCAGTTCTTCCCTGGTGGAAGCCTTCAAGATATCCTCTGTGACGTGCTTAGCCATATCAATGTGAAAGCCGATCCAGCGATTGCGTATCTTGCGAATCTTATCCATCGTCGACTCATCCCACTTACCGGTCTCTCGCACTCCCAGAAAGCCCTGAACTTCCTTTACGTGATCAGGATTATTTACGTCGCTTTTTAGTTTCATAGGAAGGCCGAGCTCGGTCCTTACCCCATATCCAGTCGTGGCTCCAGATGAAATATCCTTCATCAACTGTGATGCGCGCCCTTTCTGATCTTTTAATTGCGCACGAACAACATCAACCTGCGGACTAACGCTCGCAAGAAGTTCGTCCATCTCCCTTTCGAACTCTAGCACCGATGCGTTGACGTCCGAAATGCGATTCCTGATCTTTGGAAATCCGAACCCTAGCGTATCTCGAGCCAGGGGCAGATCTAACTCGCTACCTACTTTCTGGAAGTTCGCAAACGCCTCGTCCAAAGCACCGTTAAACTCTGCGATACTCTCCATCGCAACACCTACGATAGCTGGGTCGAGCTGATCCCCTTTGCCAGCCTCGAGCCGCAGCTTATCTCTCGCAGCCCGTATGTCCTTTATTTTATCGCGCATAATCTCAAGGGACTCGCGAGCAACGGTAGCCTTGGCCTTTTTATCTGGATCTGTTTGAGCACCTGGGTCGTATGAATCGGTAGAGAGCGCTGACGCGATATCTGCAGCAAGCTCGTCCAAATCTTTATCTATGTTGTCCTGCATAGTGGCAGTTAGAGCCGCACTGATTCCTGCTGTGACGGCGGATCCAACGCCAATTGCCGTCCACAATGGGGCCGTAGTCAGGCCAGCGGCAACTGCGCCGGCTCCGGCTGCTGCGCCTGCGCCACTGGTCGCCAGAGAAGCCCAATCACCGCTGCTGACGGAATCTATGACTGACCAGACACTTGCAACCAATCCCAGCGGGCCCAGGATTCGTCCGCCAAAGTCTTTTAGTTTTTTAAAGGCGCTGATAGATCTTTTCGCATCATATACGCCTGCCGCTGCTGAGGCAGCTGGCGGCGCGGCGGGTGGTGCCGTCATCGGCGGCGCGGGCGGCGCGTTCGGCGCGGGCGAAGTGACCGGCGCGGGCGGCGCCAGAAATTCTGGCAGCGCCGCGCCTCCAGGGGGGACTTCTCCTAGATTAGGACTAGCTCGCCTTTGTAACACCGTAAGCAAATCCTGCGCGATTTTTCGCACAGCATCGGCTTCGTCATGTAGGTCGTGCGACTCGAGCGTCTCAGCAGTCTTCTCGAAGTCTAGCATTGCGTTCGCAACAAGACCCTGATAAGGGAAGGCGGAGGGGCGGCGGTTCAGGGCATTGAGAATCTGCTCGTGAACCTGCTCTGGATTTCCGACCATGCCCCCTAGGCCGTCGGACTCGGCAACGAATACCTCGCCCGGGTGAGCCTCCTCTACGATTGACTTTTCATCGTTTTTGCGTGGGCGCTTTTCACGGATCGCCTTCTCTGTGTCGGCTGCAGCGGCAACGAGCTGCTGGCGTGCAGCGGCTCGCCTTTGTGCCAGATTTTTGGCAAACTCTTTTGCAATTTCATCAGCAATCGTCATCTGTACCTCTCCGCTAGCCTCTGTAGAGCATATCTTTACTATTTTGAATAGATTTTCTGCAACTCTCCGCGAACGCGATCTGCAACAGATCCGCTGCCAGCGGCAGGGGAACCAGGGATTCCGGGAGCTTCGGGGCCATTCGCGCTCGGCGGGGCGGAGCCGTCGGCGTCACCGAAAAATCCCTTAATACCCTCGTAGGCCTTGCTAACGCCGTATCCTGCTCCAGCGAGAAGGGCGGTCGGAAGAACTACAAACTTTAGTATGCCTGGCAAGAATTTTGCTGCACGCCCGATAGCGCGAAGGCGATCCATGACGGTTCTGTGCCTGCCGAAGGTATCGCCCAATATGTTCCAGAGGCGACCTTGATCTGCTGCGCGGGCAGCGGCGGAGGCAAGACTGCGCCCAACGACTTCGTGAGCCTTCATGATATCCCTTGTGTTTATCTTGCCTGGAGCGCGGCGAGATATATTTGCAATCTTCTCAGCAAGGGTATTCTTGTCAACCCCCGCAAGGTATTCCTTGCCCTTGCCTGTCTTAGACATCTCTACGAAGTCATCTATCGCGTCCTGGTCACCATCAGCGGCTGCATCGAGAAGTTTTTTTACTACACTCTGAAGATGGCCATCGGTCTTCCACATACCCTTGATGTATTTGAGGTCAGAGAGATTCTCAGGGCCCTTCGAAAGAAGGTCGGTAAGAGGCCTGAGCGATGACGTGCTTAGCTTTTGCGCAAAACCCGGTTTTGGATAAATCGTCTTGTGTATGCCCACGGCTTCATGCAGAGCCTTTTTGCGACTCAGGTCGTCTCCGGTCAGTATTCCGTCTACTTGCGCCTTGGCAGCCTGAATGGCATCATCATCTGTTCCTTCTAGCGCTTTCAAAAAACCAAGAATGTCATTTACTGCATCAGTAGCGACGGAGTTGGCTGACTTGATCAGGGGGAATGCACGGGACGATGTGCGGGCGAGAGATGGATCTTGGCTAACGAGTTTGGAAACGGCATCAATAGCGCGATCCTTGTCGATGCCAAGGGCGTCAGCAAAGCCTGCCAGAGCTCGGTCGAACTCTGGAACGCTGTGGCCCGATTTTCTATACTCTTCCCAAGTCTTGATGATGTTCATCTTTCCTCTGCCAAGTTACAAATCAAGTGCTCGCTCGACGGTCTAGCGCCGCCCTGATATCGGTCGCCGTGGCGGGGTCCCGCATTACCGCCTGCAACCTACTTTTCATCTCCGGACCGTCTTTGTTGAATGTGAAGTAATATGCAGAGTCACCTGGGTCTATTTGCCTGGCTAGCTCAGTTTTGGTGTCAGTAATTATGTTGCCGATTTCCTTGGCGGCGGCCTCGTTTCGTTTCGGATTTTTAAAGAGATCGTTCACATCCACAGATTCGTTGAGAAGCAGTTGCAGCGGCCGTCTCGTTCCCCTGATAAACTGCAGGAGTTTGGCGCTCAGTATCGCCTGAGCGCTAGTTGCTATGCTGACACCCGCGAGAGCGCCATCCCAGTAGGCCAGTTCGAAGCCGTAGACCTCCTCTTTGCTCCCCTTGGTGGCCGGTTTGCTTGCTGGCTGCAGTCCAAGCTGCTTTCGCCTAGAATTTACTGCTGCCATAAAAGAATTTGCAACAAGTCTGCATTTTGTCTGTATCTCTAGGACAGTCGCGCGGACCTGGTCCATGTAGTTATCGTATTCCTCAATGGTGGATATGCCTTGGAAGCTTTTCGGCAGCTTCTTCTCTACCGTTAGACCGCCTGATTCAAGGGCATACTGCATCTGGCGCAAAGCCTGAATGGCAGCCCAAGGCTCGTCCTCTAGGGTTAGGCCTCCTCTTGGGAAGCCGCGCAAAAAGGGGACCATCAGGAACACTGTGCCGTCTGATAGCGTGAATTGATTTAGAACATCCTTGTCTTCGATCTCGAGCTTTGCGCCTTTGCTGCCAGGCGGCGCAGGCTCTGCAGGAGCGGCTGGCGCGGCTGGCGCGACTAGGCCAAGCTTCGCGTTCATCTCTGCGCTGGGGCGGCCGGAATCGTCAAGAGGCTTGTCGACTCCAAGTCTCGCTGCGACTGCCTTGACGGCGGCGCGAGTTTTATCGCCATAGCGGCCGTCTACTCCGTCTTTATTAGGCCCTGTTTTCCCGAGGTCAATTGCAGTGCCTGTCTCCACTGCCTTCGCAATCAGAGCACGCTGCAGGTCAGCAACCCATCCTGCGGGCGCTGGTGCCTTTTTGCTGCCAGATGTAAGGCCAAGAGCAGCCCTGTCTACAGATGAAGAAGAGGGCTTTGGCAGGCCCAGTGATTCGTAGTCAATATTACTCGCCACTTTTATCTCCATTGGTAGGCTCTGTTCATTTTAGAATATTAAGCGCAGAATTGCCTTTGGCCGTTGCACTGGTTATATCACCTAGCTGCAAGCGGCCGTTGTCGCCTTCTCCAATTTCGCTCCAGATCTTGGCCCATGCCTGCCAATCGGGAGAGCTCCTTAACTTCTTGGAGCGGTCGTTTTTTTCTTGGCCACCTAGTTGTGCCAACATCGCAGTGGCATCTTCGGCAACCTTCCTGTATTCCGCTATTGCACTTGAGCGGGGGTCAGCGGATGATGCCGACTGAGATGTGCCAGGAGCGGCACTTTGTGATCCAATTATCTGCCGCAAATTATTCAGCACTCTGTTTATTATTTTTTTATAGGCTGCCGTCTGTGGCCTTTCTGTGGTGGGAGACTCCTCATCAAAAATCAGTTCTATGTCTACTTCATTGCCACCACCCCACGTAGCAAAAAGAGATGTGCTAAATGCCTCGCCTTCTACAAAGGCATCAGATGACATCCTCTGCGCTTGTGCAACGGCTGTCTCGAACTCGCCGCCCTCAACCAGATTTTTTAGCGCGTTAATGTGCTTTCTAGCATTATACACATTGCTTGTGGGAGCTCCAGTAGCCGCGGCAGTAGTTATCATTGAGTCTATGCTGGAAATGTCTTTACCTATCTGTGCCGTTAGGCTACCAACATTCACCTGAGCTTCACCCTGTGCAAGCCTGATGTTCGGCTGTATGCAGGCACGGCGTACCATAGCAAGGGCATCAAAAGCCCCGCTCGCGGCCAGGTCTACCATAAGCCCGCCGATAATAGCCTCGGCCTTCTTTTTCCTGATGCTCATGACAAACTCCTAATCAAGAAAGCTTTGCGGCGGCTTCGCGGAGCGAGGCGGCCTGCTTAAAAAGTCCGGAAGCGTCGGCCTGGTCTGCCACTACTCGCAACTGGTTAGCAACCGCAGCAAGCTTTTTGCGCTTGCCCGCATCAAGCATCTTCATCGCTACGGCCTGGCGGTCCTGAGCGGTCATCACCGTCGCATCAATGCCATCGAGCTTTACTGACTTCTTGTGAACATCGTCAAGCATGTCGCTAAAATAGGCCTCAGCGCGCTTGTTCAGTTCGGACTGAACGTCCACATCTGCACGGGCCTCTTCCTGTCGGAAAACGCTCCTTGGCATGGTGGTCTGCCCAGCCATCTTCTTTTGAACTTCTGCCAGTATACCGTCTACATCTACAAACTTAGACATCACTCACCTGCTTTGATCTCTCGAAGACGAGAGGCTGCTAATTCGACCATATACGCTGCAGATTGATTATTAGCTAGCAACGAGGCGGTTTTATCCAACTTGCGCGCTAGCTCATCCAGCTCATCATTGTTCATGTCGTCGTCGTTGTCGTCGCCGTCAACAGAGCCGGCTAGTTGCTTCTCTCTCGTATCTGAAACGGTCTCCGCTAGGCTGTCGCCCTTTAGCTTCAACACTGCGCCACGAAAAGCCTCTTGCGCCTCCGGGCCGCCATTGATTACTGCGAGAATAAGCTTCTCTGTCTTCGTCTTAGGGTTGCGTGGCGGGGCGACACAGAACTCGGAGCAGCCGGACGCATCAACGACCGAAACGCAAAAAAGATCATTTAGCTCGTCCAGCCACACCCGCACGGTTGCGGACTTATCGCATTCCGCAACTTCCTCGTGCATGGTCTTGAGCCAGTTGTCCACATCCGTTGCAACAAATTTGCGATTGCGCTGACTGTTCTTTTGCACCAGCGCATCCGCCCATGCAGACACGAACTCGTCCCGAACGTCCATGCCCGTATCGGCCTCAAACATGCTTGCAAACAGGGACAATTTCTTATTCATATCAACCTCACAACCACATGAATTCAAGCATGGGATTTACACTCGTAGGCGGCACACATACCATGGCCACCGCTGGCTGGGAATCCATTAGCTGTTCGCTCGTGAGCCGACCGCCAGAGCTGACATAAAGCGCAGCATTGAGCGGATAAGGCACGGCGGTCTCGTATTGATCAGTAGCAAAAATGCAACCGCTTGGATTTGGCCAAACGGTTACCTTGTTGCTTCCCAGCGTGGAGTCATCCCCCGGCCTATTTGGCACATAATAAGAATACCTAGCGCGTATCATTACGCTGTCATTAGTCGTAGATATCGGGCTGATACGCGCGTTCAGTGCGGTTCCAGCAACGACATTTACTGCTCCGTTTACTGCGATTAGCTCAACACCTGCTATGTCAGAAGCAAAGCTGTATTGAAGAACATTTGCATTTTTAAGGAATGCAATCTTGTCAACAGCAAGTAGCGGCACTCCGGTGCTCAGATCAATCTCTGACTCGGAAGGGGTAATTAGAACAATTTCATCAATTACCGGACGCACGTGGGCGACTTCCCTTACGTCTTCGATTATACCGAATGGGGCGATGCCGTCACTGACGCCTAGCACGATTTCGTTGCCGACGAGCTTGTGCTGGCCAATCATGCCAGGCAAAAAGGTGGCATTTGGATCAAGAGGCCGCTGGGTCGGCCAGTTTCTACCAACATGGATTGGCCTAAGCATCAGTCTTCTCCTAGCACGCTTACCATGTTATTAAGCAGCGCGTCGACCTTCCCAGCAAGTGGGCTACCGGCCTGATCGAGCTCGCTCGCAGTACCAGCTAGCTGCCGAGCAACTCCAGAAAAGTAACCAGCTTCTGGTGCTGGTGAGTTCTCTTTAATCGCCTGCTGCATGCCGGCTGCAATCTCATCTGCAATATCAATTGTTGCCATGACCTTCCTCACTTTCTACAGGGAAATCCCAAAAGAAGCATATATATCCGTCTATTTCTTCAGAATCTAGACCCAACTCCCTTAGTTCGCGTATCTCTGACTGAATCTCAAACTGGCTAAAGTCAAACATGAGCGCCTCTTTTCGGCTGATCGATGTTCCTTGCCTTGCTGGTACCGGGCGTCCGCAGAGCGGATACTATTATTTACATTTATTGATCTGCGTCGAGAAAATAACGAAAACGGAAAACCCCGCCGGCTAGGGCGGGGTTTTCTTTCAGACTGGGTTCTGCTTCAGATATCGAACAGAGCCTTGCCGAGGCTGCGCCAGTCGCGGACATCAACGCTGCCCTTGTCGGAGGCAGTGCGGGTGTTCGACTCTCCGCCGTCAACTACACCCATCTGGGGGACGATGCCGGCGGTGCGGGCCTGTGGCTTGACGTTGCCAACCATGCGCTTGAAGCTGTCAAAGTTAGCGTCGTTGCCGGTAGCAAGGGTCTCCGCGCACTCGTCGAGAGCGGCGCGACCCTGGCTGATGAGGCCACGAGTCTGGGCGTCGATAGCAACCGCGTAAGCGCGCTTGTAACGGAAGCCGATATCCTCGTTTGAGCTAGCTGACTTCTTGAACTCCGAAACAAGACCCTTGGCGAACTCGCTGTCGACCTTGCCAAAGTACTCGCGGTAGTACTTAACCGCTTCGGCGTCAACGGCAGCTACGGCTACGAGGGCGTCGAGCTGCGACTCCTTGATCGTGCCCTGGCGTACGGCGGTGGCAATTCCGGCGGCAGCCTTCTTGACACCTTCCATGGCCTTCATCGCCATCTCCTGAGCCTCGAATACGCTCTGGACGTCTGAGTCGGCATCGCCGGTCGTCTTCATACCGAAGTCGAGCTTGCCCTCGCCCTTGCCGTGAACATTGAGCATTGGATCAGAGCTGACCATGTCCATTTTGGCGGCGCGAGCAACGAGTTGCTGGCGCATGGCGGCGCGCTTGGACATGTCATCCATAGCATCAGCCTCCTTCTCCTCATCCTCGTCCTCGTCCTCATCCATTTCTTCTACCTGCTCTGCGACGTCCTCGACCTTGTCCTCGAGGGCCTTGAGCTCTTCGCGAAGGTCGTCCAGAGCCTGCTCCAGGTCATCGTGAGATGGGTCGCCTTCGATGTGCTCATCAATGGCGCTCTCAACCTCTTCGGCTACCTGATCAAGCTCCTTGTCATCAAGAGCCATGGCGTCGTCCTCGGCGCAGGCATCTTGATACGCAGCAACGCGCTCATTTGCCTCGATTACGGCCAGGTGGCTGTCGCGAATCGCAGCGCGAGCGGCGAGACGAACGCTTGGGTCAGCCAGGTTGGCATCACGGGCGAGGAAGCGGAGTTCGCTAGCGAGTGAGTTCAGTGAAGCATGAGCTTCGAACATCCCGCGCTGCAGAGAGGCGGTAGCAGCCATTGGCGCATCTACGTCTACATCGCTAACACCGGCGTCATCACCAAGGACGGCAGATTTGAGGTCCGCAACGCAGCCTTCGAGCTTCTCAAGCGCGCCCATGACGCGATCCTTCATGTCATCAGCTTCTTTACCAGGAGCGGGCTCGGGAGCTGGCTCGACCATTGGTCCTGGAGCGGGAAGCGCAGCCATGCCGGCGTCCGCGGGCGGAGCTGGCATCGGCGCGTCAGCAGCAGACTCTTTGGCGGCATCAAGCTCAGCTGCGAGCTTGGAGATGTTGCCCGCACGGATCTGAGCCATGAGCTGCTTGCCGTACTCTGGCGATACGAATAGTTCGCCCCAGGTCTTGCCGGCAACGTCGCTCTGCTTGTTGAGGTGAACATTGTAGGCGTCGCCAGCGGTAACGCTGAAGACTTCCTTGTCGCCTGCAAGTACCGACCAGCGTGAGCGGCCGAGGTTGGCAGACTTCGTCAGGCGGGCCTTGAGGCCGGCGCGCTGAATGAGTTCCTTGACCTTTTGATCTGGATTGCCGACCTTGGTGTCAAGCTCCTTGCCACCGAGGTGGTGATCGCCATCGCGCAGATCTGGGTCGCCCATAGGAGCATAAGCCTTTGGCTCCTCGGTGCCCTGTGGATAAGCCTTCTTCTTCATGGGCTTGGCACCCTTTTCATTCGAATCCTTATCGCCCTTCATGGCCTTCATATCCTTCTTGTCTTCCTCTGAGTACTTCATATCCTTTTTTGGATCCTTCTTGCCCTTCTTCTTGGCGGCTTCCTTTAGGATCTCGAGACGGCGCAGGAGATCGGCCTCGGCCTTCATCAGATCCTTGTCATCGGCATCCTGATCTTCTGCGTCTTCTGCGTGTCCATCGTCGGCTTTCGCAGCTGGAACAAATTTCTTATCGGCAATAACGCCGGCTGGCTTTCCAGCCATATCCTTGACGACAACCGCTGCCTCGGCAATTGCCTTTAGCTTATGCGCGCGCTGCGCACGGCGCTCATCGAGCGAGGCGCGGTGCAGCATTTCCTTTACCTTCTGATCTGGATTAGCTACGGAAGTATCGAGCTCCTCGCCATGGAGGTGGTGGTCGCCATCACGTAGATCTGGATCGCCCATGGGGGCATAGGCTTTTGGCTCTTCTGTACCCTGCATGTAAGCTTTCTTACGCAGATTAGCACGCTTCCGTAGTTCATCAAACGTCATAATATCTCCTGTTCCCACTCCCGCCTTCTGGGTCGGGAGACACGATTTCAAACTATCCAAACTGTTTTTAATAGATGTTATTCTTTCTGAAATAGCATTAGAGTGTTTTTCGTACTCCGCTGCACCTTTTTTCAACGGAACATCCCTATACGCGGATGCTGCACCGAACAGGGCCCCCTCTGGAGGAGAGCCGTGTCCGCCGGATATGCTATTGCGACCAAAGAAGTCAATCCCTGTGCCGGAGTTCTCGGTGCCGGTCGGATCAGCGGTCGCAGGCCCCCTGGTCCCTGTTCCACTAAGCGCATCAGCGCCCAGTGAAGAGGACCCTGTGGCGGAAGAAGGGCCAATGCCAACGGCATTGTCAGGTGCATTAAGCGCAAGCTCTGTAAGCTTGCCGATTGTCTCGGATGCCTTTCCAACCATGTCCTTGGAGTCAGAAAGATTCTTTATCCTTGATAAAGCTTCAAAAAGTTCCTCGCTCTTGTCTTCATTTGAGGCAACGATGGCTGAATGAATAGCATTCAGACCAACCCGACCCACGTACTTGAAAAGGTCAGCCGACGCCATCTCTAGAGCACCAGTTGTCTCATCATTGGCCTTTACAAGACTTATCAGCTTAAACAGGCGATCAAGCGACACGTCCTCGGGCGGCGTCCCTCTCTCAATATCTTCCTGCAGATTGCCAATTTCGCCATCAACGGCAGCAAGCGCCTCAAGGGGAATGCCCTTAATCTTGCGCAGAGCATCTGCCTGGGCGCGATACTCATCTAGGCTGGCAACAATTTTGCGAATCTTTGCACGCGGGTCTGCTCCCGTCACCACGATGCTGAGCTCGATTGGATTTAGGTCAAGGTTAATCTCGCCATAGTGCGTGCGCGCCTGGACGTGACCGCAGAACTCAGAGGCTACGGTGGCCACATTCTGACATTCGCTACAGATGGAGCGACCAACGGCAGTTCCCATTGAGACATTTGTGGCGTATCCAGCCTCTACCTTGCGGGCGAGGTCTGGGTAGTTCTTCTTGTCAAGCGCAAAGAGCGCGTGAACACGCTTGAACTTTGGGTCATAAAAAGTATCAACTATTACGCCCCGGATGCCATCGACTGAGCTTGAAACATGGTCCTTGCAGAGCGGCTTCCCGATCCAGTTTTTATAGGCCTTTAGAAGCTCGGTCTCTGGAAAAATATCTCCATTGTTATTCTTTGTCGGACGAATTCCATCCGGGCTGACCCAGCGAGCAGTCTCGCGACCACCTTCTGCATCATATCGCTCAAACCAACCCGCAACCGACTTGCCATCCGCGGTCTTGATAACCTCTCCGGTCTCCTGGTTGATGAGGGCCGACTCTGCGGCGTGCATCATGATGCAGCTGGCGTAAAGAAAGTCGTCAACATATGGCGACAACTCGGTGGCGCCGCGCTTCTTCTGTTCCGCTCGCAGCGTATCGGTTACGGCAGCAAATCGAGCATGCACGGCCGGGTCATCGTTCAGCTTCGCATTGTCAACAATTCCCAAGGAGTTGCCTGCGATAAACCCACTCTTGATAATGCTCATTCTTCCTCCGCGCTATCTTCCTGGTCGGAAGCGGATTCTGAAGCGTCAGTGCCGGTAGCTACCGGGATCGTTTCATCGCTTAGCCACGACGGGATATTCTTCGTGTCTACAAGGGTGGCAGGTTGAGATGTTCCGTATTTAATTATCATTTTGTTACCTTTACGAGCGAGAAGTCGGATGCCAGCTTTAATTTTCCAAGTATATTCTTGTCTATATGTGAGATCCACTCATCGCGGGCGCTAACCAGTACTTTTTCCAGATA